TTAAGAAATTCAACAATACTTTTTGACAATATGGTTATAAGACCATTTCAACAAGAAATTATAGAATGCTTTGATAAAGTTTTAGCGTTTAACGGAATTTCATTAAAGTTATTTTTTAGAACATTACAACCGTTAGAATTCGTAGATTTAGAAAACGCGTTAACTGACGAACAAGTAATTGAAGAAACGGGAACGGAATTAAGCAAAATAAACACGGACTTAGAAGAAATATTAGCTGAAGTAGACGCTAACCAATTAGGTGAAGGTTGGGTAATGGTAGACGAAAGGGAAGCTACGGAAATAGACGAAGAATTAGACTTACAATTAATTAAATCTGAAACCGATTTAGAGCCTAAAACAACGCTTTTAAGCCGTTTAATCAACTTAGTACAAACTGGTAATCCACAACCGAAATTAAAGAGCGTACAAGACAAAAAAGTAGGAGACTTAAAATATTTTAAAGTTCGTTACAAATACACGGGAAATAAAGTTCCTGAAAGAGCATTTTGTAAAGCAATGATGGCAAAAGAAGATAGGTTATTTAGAAAAGAAGATATTGACGCAAAAAAATACGAACCTAAAAGAATTCCAGCATTTGGTTATTCAAACGAACAAATAGAAATATTATTTGTAAAACCTTATGCGGTTGGAATGAAGTATTACGCTTATCCTGATTATCAGGGTGCAATTCCATACGCTTTATTAGAAGAAGAAGTTGCTGATTATTTAATTAACGAAGTTAAAAACGGCTTTTCAGGAACTAAAGTTGTAAACTTTAATAATGGTTTACCAAGTGAAGAACAGCAAGAAATTATAACTTCTAAAGTTCTTGGAAAGTTAACGGGTTCGCGCGGTCAAAAAGTAATAGTTGCTTTTAATCAAAACCAAGAAAGTAAAACTACGGTAGATGATATTCCATTAAATGATGCGCCCGAACATTATACTTATTTATCTGAAGAATGTTTACGTAAAATAATGTTAGGACACAACGTTACAAGTCCTTTATTATTTGGTATTGCTTCGGCTAATGGATTTAGTTCTAATGCTGATGAATTAAAAAATTCAAGTATTCTTTTTGATAATATGGTTATACGACCTATTCAAGAAGAATTATTAGACGCGTTCGATACTATTTTAGCATATAACGGAATTAGTTTAAAATTATTCTTTAAAACGTTGCAACCTTTAGAATTTGTAGACTTGGAAAATACTCAAAGCGAAGAACAAGTAGCAGAAGAAACGGGAACGGAATTAAGCAAAGTAAACACGGATTTAGAAGAAATATTAGCTGAAGTGGACGCAAACCAATTAGGTGAAAATTGGGTTTTAGTAGACGAAAGAGAAACTTCGGAGAACGACGAAGAATTAGATTTACAATTAGTACAAGCTGAAAACGATTTAGAGCCGAAAACAACGCTTTTAAGCCGTTTAATTAACCTTGTTCAAACTGGTAACCCAACGCCAAAATTAAAGAGCGTACAAGACAAAAAAGTAGGTGATTTAAAATACTTCAAAGTTCGCTACAAATACACGGGTAATAAAAACCCTGAAAGAGAATTTTGTAAAGCAATGATGGCAAAAGAAGAAAGGTTATTTAGAAAAGAAGATATAGACGCCATGAGTAAAAGAGCTGTAAACGCTGGATGGGGTGAATTTGGCGCGAATACGTACGATATTTTCAAATATAAAGGCGGTGCGAGATGCCACCACAAATGGTCAAGGGTTACGTTTATGTTAGACTTAAACGCTATCGAAAAAGGATATGAAGAGATAGGAACGCGCAAAGCTGAAATAAAAGGATACAAAGTTACAAACCCTTACGAAGTTTCAATTTACCCGAATAATTTACCGTTAAATGGATTTAGTCCTAATAATCCAAATACGGGTGGTAGAATGTTAAAAGAAAACCAAGAATAAAATGGCTGAAGCACTATTAGTTACAAGAAATGATATAGTAAAATTTACTGCATTAAACGGTAATGTAGATACTGATAACTTTATTCAATGGGTAAAAGTCGCTCAGGATATTCATATACAAAATTACTTAGGTACGGATTTAATCGAAAAGATTAAAACGGATATTGTAAACAATAATTTAGCGGGTGATTATTTGGACTTAGTTGTAACCTATGTAAAACCGATGCTTATACACTGGGCAATGGTTGAATATTTGCCTTTTGCGGCTTATACAATAGCGAATAAAGGCGTATATAAACATAGTTCTGAAAACGCTACAAACGTAGAAAAAAACGAAGTAGATTATTTAGTTGAAAAAGAACGAAGCATAGCGCAGCATTATACAGAAAGATTTATTGATTATATGAGTTTTAACCAAGCGTTATTTCCTGAATATAACAGTAACTCAAACGGTAATATGTACCCAGATACACAAAACAATTACACGGGATGGTTTATTTAAAAAAGGTTTACAAACCAAAAGACGAAAACGTCAAAAAGTTAAAAGCATATTTAGTTAAATTAAATAAAGATAAAAATGGCAAATGATATTGGATGGGGCGAAGGTGCTTGTAACAATGAAATAGGATGGGGACTTGCACAAGAATACTTTTCGTGTAGCGGTTCGGGTGAAGCACCCGTTGGGGCTTCGTTAATAAAAACGGGACAAACAACAAGTTATAGAACGGGTGACGATGGAGATTTAGAAGCGGGACGCGCAACTTCTTTTACCGTACTTGAAAGTAATAATCCATTTGGAAATACAAATAGATTTACAGATGAATTAGGCGGTCAAACATATACTAATAATATTGTGATTGACTGGAGTACCTACGACGGTTCAACGGTTTTAGGTATTTCGCGCCTTTCTATTGCAACTGGTCAAAGTTGGAATACTGCAATTGATAGTTCACTTTCTTATTCCGTAGGAGCTTTTACAAGTGGGTGGAGACTAATAAATATGAAAGAAATTTTTAACTTAATTAATTTTGCTAATAATTCTGATAATTTTTTAAATTATTCACCTTTAAATTTATCTTCAACTGGTAAAATCTATTGGAGTGCTAACACTTTGTCAAATTCGACAACTTCGGCATATACATTTAACAATGTTGGAAATACTTCAAATATGACAAAAGTCACAACTGCAAATATGACTTATATTAGAGTAAGAACTTTTACTGTTTCGGGAACGACTTTAACTTAATAAATAAATAAAAAATGTGTATAACTTAGCCACAAAGCTAAAACACCTAACGCACCGTGTTTTTTTATAACCTCTAAAAATTGATTTAATGGTGTCATATTAAACCAAATACTTAGGTAGTTCTACGTTGTTTACCCATTGTATAACATCTTGGTCGTCCCAATCAGTTGTATAAGTGTAATTAGTAAACTCAACACCGAAATTAGTTGAGGGGGTCGCAAGTAATACACTTGCTGAACATACTCTTTCAATTATGTTATCTGTTACCGTTAATACAGTTACCGTAGGGTTAACTATTTCAACGTTGAATTGTGGAAATTTGTAAGTTGCCATTTTTTATTTATTTATTAAGTTAAAGATTTAAAAGCGCGTTTGTTCAACTGTTTGGATGCTAAAAAAACAAGTTTTAATACTGAATTAAAAGAGAAACAAAATATTTACGCTGTATTACCCGAAAAAAGAAAATATGACAAACGTAAAAAGCTACACGGATAAAGAGTTATTAGACAAAGTAACAAGTTTAGACACGTTTAAAACGTTACCGCCGCATTTATGGCTTTTGTTTATTAGGTCAAGCGAAGATTCAAACGATGTATTCGACGATAAATGTTACATATTTAAGTTTAACGAATTCCAATTTGTTACAAGTTGTACCACGAACAAAGGTAATAAAGGTACTGCGGTAATGGAAGCGGGCGCATGGTATTATGATTCATATCAATACGGCTTGCATAAAGGCAAAATGCCAGCGTTAAGACAAGTAAAAGGTATTCCGTATAGACGTGACTTTACAAACGACCTTAAAACGAACCCTACTACCGAGATAAAAAGAGATATTATTAATATGAATATTCACGGTTCTACGTATAATTTAGGTTCTAAACAAGTTTCAACTAAAATTGGCGGCTGGTCTGAAGGGTGTTTAGTATTAAATAATAATCTTGAATACGAAAAAATGGTGCAAATGGCTAAATTATACCCAAGTGTTTCAATATGTTTAATTAACGAATTTTAAAAATGGCAAAGAAAATCAAAGCTGAAGTGGAATTAGGAGAAACAAAAGTAAAAGTTTCAAAAGACGGAAAAGATTTAGACGTAACCGTAGATTCTAAAAACATAGACGTAGAAATACACAAAGATAAAGATTCAAAAGAGTTCAAATACGACGGTAAAAAGTTAGATATTGATATTAAAAAAGATGCTGAAGGCGTAGAAGTAAAATTAGACGCTGAAACTGGCTTGCTAAAATGGTTAGGTAAAATCATTTCTAAAGTAGTTTTACGACGTTTTAAATGAGAAATGAAGTAAATCATTTATACACTACGTTAGACGTTTCTAATAGCGTTAAAACACAATATAAATACGAACGAATAGACTTTACACCTTTCTTAATTGGGTTCGTGTTAGGCTTCATTTGCTTATACTTAATATTTAAATATGGTAACGAAAATTACTAAAAACATTGCTAAAATTAACTTAGTAGGAAAACACGTTCAATTAGCTTTATTAAGCGATTTACATTGGGACAACCCGAAATGCGATAGGGAACTATTAAAAAAGCATTTAGACTATTGTTTAGAAAATAACATTAAGGTTATGTTGAACGGTGACACCTTTTGTTTAATGCAAGGAAAGTTCGACCCCCGCCGTAGTAAAAAAGATATTAGACCCGAACACAATAAGGCTAACTATTTAGATGCTGTAATAGAAGATGCGGTTGAATGGTTTACACCCTATGCTGATATTCTTACGGTAGTAGGATATGGAAACCACGAAACGGGAATAATCAAAAACGTAGAAACCGACCCTTTACAAAGATTCGTAGACTTATTAAATTATAAATGTAAGTCTAATGTAGTTACGGGCGGTTACGGTGGCTGGTTAATTCTTAATTGTATAACTAACGAAAAATCAAATAAATACGTTAGTGTAAAGGTCAAATATTTTCATGGAGCGGGGGGTGGTGGAATAATCACCCGTGGCGCTATAAATTTAACGCGTGCTTTAGATTCGTACGAAGGCTTTGACGTGTTTACAATGGGACATATTCACGAAAATTCTTCAAGAAATGACGTGAGAGAAAGAATAAATACTTCAGCGTCTAAATGTGAAATAGAATTAAAACAAATTCACATGGCAATTACTGGAACTTATAAAGAAGAATATGGAGAAGGCTTTATGGGTTGGCACGTAGAAAGAGGCGCACCACCTAAGCCCGTAGGCGGTCGTATTTTAAACATATATATAGACCGAGTTCAGAAAGACGGAAAAGATAATTTGACCAAAATAATAGATAGTTCCAAATTTCCTTTGTAAATTAGCAGTTCATTACTTTGTTTTTAGACCCGTTTAGCGATAGACGGGTTTTTTTGTGTCTTTTTTCTACGTAGTTATACTTAGAGATTTTAAAATTGTCTACGTAGTTCTACGTAAAAAATACGTATTTTGTAGATAAAATTGTTTATAATTCAAATAGTCGCTTTATATTTGCATATAACATTTAAGGAAAGAAATTATGAAAGCTGAAAAAATAACAATCGAAATAGGACACGAAAACCAATTAGTTTTTGTTACTTATAAAAATATGGAAGTAATGAAAGCAATGCAGAAATTAAATAAAGAATATAAAAACTGTATTATTTACGCGCTTGTAACAACTTATTAATAATAAAATAAAAACAAAAACAATGGAAAAATTTTTTAAAGACTGTGAAAACTGCGACGGGTACGGGTACAATGTTTATAATGATACTTGCGACGGAGACCCGCGAAGAAATGAAAGTTACGACTGTACTTACTGCGAAGATGGAAAAGTAGTAAATGCTGAAGAGGTTGATTATAAAGTTGGTCAAATTGAAGATATGTTAGACGGCTTTGCAATGCGTGTTTCTATATTTCAGGATATGGCAAACAAATGTAAGTTAGGTTACTTGGATAATTTAGCGCGTAAATTTGAAAAGAGAATTGAATTGTGTCAAGAAGCAATGGTAAGATTAAATAATTATAAAAATAAACTTGAATCGTTATGAATACTGAACAAACTTTTAAAGAAATGTTTTATGCGTTTTTAAGCATTTTAGGCGTAGTTGTGACACTTACATACTTAGGAGTAATATTTTAACGTTAGAACGCATGAAAACGCCATTAAAACGAATTCCTTTAGCATTTTTAATTAGGGCTTGGAATAAAAAACTAAAAATAGACGAATTAAGAGGTACTTTTAACGAAGAATTGTATTTACGAATAATCAAAATAAAACATGAAAAAAACTTATAAAGACCCTAAAGAAAAATTTGGATGGGACGCAATTTACAAAATGCTGGAAATAGCAAAACACGAAGAAGGAATTGTTTACGAACCTAATTGGTTTTCAAATTACTGCATGACTGAAGAAATGCGCGAAACTTGGAAAGCATGGTTTATTTTAGAAGCTGGAAAAAGATTTAGAATGAATAGGTATCGCGCAGAAAAAGAATTTAGTTGGTTTAATTTAGCGTATGGACTTAAAATAAATAACGATTATGACCCTGAAAGAAAAGAATAATTTAGACCGTGTTTTAGTAGGAATTGAAAAAACGGAAAAATTCATGCAAAAAGTAAAAATAGAAAAACGTTGGCGGGCTGGATATCTTCAGGCGTTAAAAGAAGTAAAATTAAAACTAAAAGAAATATGACACCAAAAGAAAAAGCAAAAGAGTTATTTGATAAACATTTTGAATTTGTTGAAGCATTAAGCACACGAAACCAAATTTATAACGCTAAACAATGTGCGTTAATTACAGTTGATGAGCTAATTTTTGAAGCTGCAGACGAAAATGATATTAAGTGGTTTGAAGAAGTAAAAGCAGAAATTAAAAAAATAGAAATATGACACCAAAAGAGAAAGCAAAGAAATTAGTTAATAAGTATTATCAAGAAATAGCTGATAGTTCTTATCCTGAAGGTACAGCCAAAGAATGCGCATTAATAGCAGTAGACGAAATAATAGAAAACCAAGAAAACGTTATTGCTAAAATAGAATATAAATTACTTTTAAAAGATATTAAAATAATTACATTTTCAAATTACTGGAATGAAGTTAAACAAGAAATAAAAAAGTTATGAAAGAACCAAATAATATGATGCTACGGATTAAAGTTTTCCTGAAGCATTTGAGAAAAAAATATAAAACTAAAATAAGACGAACGAATGAAGAATATGATTGATTTTAGCATTAAAGTACTAAAGGATAAAGAAGAAGAAATTTTAAACTTTCAATGGAGCGAACAACAAAAACAAATATTTCCTGAAGCATACGCAAACAGTTTAAAAAGTTTAAAGCAATTAAGAAGAAGTATTAACATATTACTAAAAGAAAATGCAAGAAGAAGCGAAAATGGCACTACTATTATTTAGTGTAGGAATGATTTTAATAACAATTGGACTAATAAAAAAACATAATGAAAACGGAAATTATTAAATACGTACAAGAAAACGGATTAGACCGAAGAGATAGACACCGCGAATATGTTTATAGAAGAATGTTTTTAGCTGGTTTATTACACAAAGAAGGCATGACTTTACAAGCTATTGCAGACGTTTTTAACTTAACTCATGCGACTATTATACATTCGATTAGAACCGATAAACACTTCATTAAAACGAATGATAGTATTTATAAAAAATACATACAACGGGAACTTGAATTTTTCGCGCCAATTATAGAAGTTAAACGCGACATATTTTTAGAAGTTTTAAACGCACGTAACACTACCGATTTAATGAATATAGTAACACGGATTAAAAACAACGAATACGAACACCAACCAAACGATTTTCTTTCGTGTTATAATATGACGTAAAGTGCAACATAAAGCACTATGTAAATAACTATTTTTAATTTAAGTTGGTAGAATGAATAATTATATGTAATATTGCGAACGGTTCGGTCTCACACCATAGGAACTAAAAGAAGTTATTAAAACTCTATATTGAAGCTGACGTGAGACCCAGCGGATTTATAGAGTTTTTTTTATGCTTAAAAATTTGTTTTATGAAATGGAAAGATGTTAAAAATTATGAAGGTAGATTTAAAGTTTCTGAAAATGGAAATTTAAAATCTATCATTAAAGGCAAAGAAAAATTATTAAATGGAAGTATTAGTAACAAAGGTTATATTCAATATACTTTAAATTGGAAGGAGCAAAATAAATATAATGTTTATACAGCCCAACAATTAGTTGCAATAGCTTTTTTAGACCATAACCCAAATTCTACAAGTGGTTATGTAATAGACCATATAAATGATAATAAATTAGATAACAGAATAGAAAATTTACGCTTAGTTTCTAATCATGAAAATACTATTAAAAGATATAATAAAAATCAATTATTTGGAACTTGTAAACTTAAAAATAATAAATGGGTTGCAACTGTTTGGCATAATAATAAAAATATTTATTTAGGATGTTTTAATTCAGAATTAGAAGCTCATTTAAAAGTAGTAAGTTATATGAAAAAAAATAATATTAATAGATTAATATGAGTACTTGGATTAAATTACACAGGCAAATTATTGAATGGGAATGGTATTCAGATAATAATTGTTTTAGAGTATTTGTACATTTGCTACTGAAGGCAAATTATAAAGAAAAAAGATACAAAGGAATTGAATTAAAAGTAGGTTCTGTTATTACAAGTCGTGACATTTTAGCGCGTGAAACTGGATTAAGTTCGCAACAAATTAGAACCACATTAACTAAGCTAATTTCAACCAACGAAATAACCAGCGAAACAAGCTCGAAAGGTACTATAATTCAAATAGTTAACTACGAAAAATACCAAGTAGCAACCAGCGAAATAACCACCGAGCAACCAACGAGCAACCAGCGAGTAACCACTAACAAGAAAGATAATAAAGAAAAGAAAGAAATAAATACATTTGAAGCTTTGCTTTGTGAGTATGGTTTTAATCCTGAATTAGTAAAACAATGGTTAGCTATTCGTAAACAGAAAAAAGCCGTAAATTCGGAAATTGCTTTTAATGGTTTTATTCGTGAGGTTGAAAAGTCACACCTAACAAAAGACGAAATATTACAACTTTGCATAGAAAAAAGCTGGAAAGGATTCGAAGCTACTTGGATTGAAGCACCTAAAAGCGAAGAATGGAAACAAGATAAAATTTACTTACAAGCTAAATCATTAGGTTATGTTAAATAAACAAGGGGATTCAATAAAGTATTTATTAGACTATAAAAACGGGCGCATAAAACAAGGCTTAGAAATAGGATGCCATTTAGATAATCATTTAAGATTTAAACCTAAGCAGCTAAATATTATATTAGGACATGACAACGTGGGTAAAACGTATTGGATAAATTGGTACTTTTTATCGTTGGCACTAAAACACGAATTAACATTTTGTTTATGGAGTGGTGAAAATCAAAAAGGGCAAATATTACGTGATTTAATTCAAATGTATTCAGGTAAAAGATATATGGAGTTAACACAAGAAGAGATTAGAAAGTTCAGCTTCAAGATTAACCATTGGTTTACATTCATAGATAATAACCATAGATACAAAGTTGGAGACCTACTAAAAGAATTTGAACAGATAGAATGTGACGGTTGCTTTATAGATCCTTACTCAGGATTGGATAGAAAGTTGACGTATGATGACACTTACCAAAGTATGTCAGATATTAAATATTGGATTAAACAACATAAGAAGTCTGTTTACATAGCATTACATACAGCAACAGAAGCAGGTCGTAGAGGCTCTATAATTACAGAAGGCGATGATAAGGGTTGTTTAAGAGCTCCAAGTGCAGCAGATGCAGAATTTGGTATGTTATTTAATAACAGAACAGATGACTTCATTGTTATCCATAGGTACACAAATAGTGAGAACAAGAGGTTTATAACTCAGGTTCACGTAAGAAAGATTAAAGATATAGATACAGGAGGAACTCAAACGAATATGGGTACACCTGTTGAGTTTAATTACAATGCAGGACTTGGCTTTAAACTTGATTACTACGATGCTATACAGAGAGCAGAGATTATATCACAAACTTCACTATCAGTACCGAACTATCCACCACCTGTTAATTTCTATGAAGTAGGAAGAAAAGAAAATGAATTAGATGAAGAGTATTATCCATTTTAAAAACAAG